ACTGCCCTGACCTGGTCAGCGTGCGCTTCCCTGGCTTCGCGAAGTCCCATGTCAGGGTATCTGCCCAGCTGCTTCTTCCGCTGCTTGCCCTGTTCGTACCAGGTGCCGAACCACAGGGCTGACTGACCCTTGACCTGAAGCTTCAGTGATCCCGTTCCCTTGCCGCCTGACCCGTCGTTCAGGACGACTTCTGGCTTGGTGGATTTCAGGGCGGCTTGGATTTGGCGGTCTGTCAGCATGGCACTTTCTGGGTATGGTTTTGGGTATGGTTTGGTGTATCCGAAATGGCAAAACGACGTCAACGGTTTAAAATGAAGTATCACGATAAGTCATTGGTTTCGCTGAANCAATACNGANATTGTAGTGAACTTCGGTGACAACCCATGATCGCTGTGTTTTTGATTTGTAATCAGGGGGTCGNNGGTTCGAGTCCNNCAGTCGGCACCAATAAAATCAAACACTTAGACGACATTTCAGAACGGCGACTTTCCTTTTGGGTATGGTTTTGGGTATGGTATGCGCTGGGCTACAAAAAAGCCCAGGTGCTAGACCTGGGCTTGATTGTCACTTCCGCTTCGTTCGTTTGTCTTCCCATTCCAATACCGCTTCGATCGGGTACAGAACCCTTCCGCCAATCTTGGTGTACCTGGCGCCTTCACCTGTGCAACGCCAGTTCGCCAGCGTGCGCAGGGTAATGGTTCCCTTGTACCGTTCGACTAATTCCTTGGGCGTCAGGTAAACCGTTGTCATGGTCTGACCCTCAATCAAGGAAGTCGTCTTCGGCTGCACGTTCGGCTTGTCCACTTGTTTTCCCCTTCACCAATTGGTTAATTTTTGAAACAGCCGTTGGCTGGTTGTCGTTCGCGCCTTCCCCTTCCATGTCGTCAAAAGCTTGCGCACTGGCTTTCAGCGTCGCCAAGAAGTCGGCGCCTAGCTTTTTACGAATAGCTTCTGGAACTTCGGCAAGCTGGCTGTCGATTGCTGACGAACCTTGTTCAGCTATCGACTGAAGACGGTTGCGCCAATGTTCGACCTGCGGGTCTAATTTTTTGGCACCGTCGACCCACTTGCGAAGTTCAAGACCGTCTTTTGCAGATACATACCCAGTGCAACGACCAAGAATTGAAATCAGATCAGCGGGACACTTCAAAACTTCCTGGCGCATTCCCTGGTCGTGCATCATTACGCTGGCTGTCATTTCAAACATGAAGTTCTGTTCTTGAATCGGCTGCAGACCTAGTGCCTTCGGCTCTTTTGGATTGCTGAAGTCGGTCTTTTCACGTGCGCGAATGCAGCAGATTACGTGCATGTCAGACTGCAGCAGTGCATTCATAAAGCGTTTGTGTTCCGCTTTGGCACGCTTCCAGTCTGCCATTCTGCTGCTGGTGTTCTGCGCTATTTCTTGGCACCCGCCTACCCCTTCCCATTCATGCGTCACGCTGTCGATTATCAATACTTCGACACCTGCCTTCTGAAATTCAAGAATGGCGTCGATATATCTTTGTGGGCTGAAGGGCGCATACAGATCGCCAATCAGGAATTGGTTCACTGTGCCGTCTTTAGACACTAAGGCGTCAGCATACAGACTGCCGCGTCTGTTTTCCGTATCCAGAAAACCTACTTTTGACGCGTCACCGTTTGCCATTCCCCAAGCCAGCTGCAGTGCCGTGAAGGTCTTGCCTGACCCTGAAACGCCAGCAATGCCTATGACTAATCTTGCGCCTTCCCTTTGCGCCTTTCGTATTTGAATCGTGTTCACGTTTTATTCTCCTTAAAAATCGTTGTCAATAAATTCCCTATGCCGCCTTAAACCAGGCTGGCATTTGAAGCGGCAAAAGTTCCTGTGAATAACCGCGCCAATTGTTCGTCTGCAGACAGTACGGCGTACAGATCGAGCAAACGGNNGTANTCTAGCCCTGCCCGCTTCGATCATTTCGTCGGTGGCGTAATAAAAGCNNCANNCGTATGGCGGTTCGTTTTTCGTAACGCGACGAAGACGAACGCTTCAGGTCTTGCGCCAGTCGCCTGTTCAATGCCGTCGAGATACCAGGCAGCCTGAACCCAATAGCGGAAGTTATAGGCAGACCGTGCAAACCCTTCAGGCGACGCGTCAGTCGTTGACTTCAAGTCGACGATTACGTCAGCGGAAGTGATCCAGTCAGGACGGCACTTGCACAAAACGCCCGTTTCCTTGTCGTCCCAGAACATTGACACTTCAGCCGTGCCTTTACCCAGCAGTTCAGTGGCTGTGGGGTGCGACCTGACGACAGCGGCAATGCTATTGCAGACTTCAAGATCGCCTGGCGAAATCGAAGTCTTACCTTCTGCTTCACATTCTGCGACGAACGCTTCCCAAGTCGCCTTGCCGTCTTTGGTGCGACGATCGACAGCTGGTGCCACCAGGTAGTCACTGGCGAACAGTTCAGGTTCCAGAACCGCAGTGTGAATGGACGTACCCAGCAACATGGCTGCAGTCGGCTGCTGTGGTTCGCGCTTTGGGTCAAGATACTTCGACCAGTAGTGCAGCGGCGATTTCGCGACCAGGTCAAGACCTGACTTCGAAACNCCTTTGCTGCCGTGATAGTCCGAATTGGACATTCCCAGAATTACATTCTTGTTCATTTTTTCCCCTTGGTTGTCACCAGNTTTCTTGGCGAGTTCGAATCATACACCGAACATTCATTGACCTATCGCAGCGACGCAGAAACTATAATTAGCAATCAAATGACTTACTTAGTGCCAGCGTGAACGGCACGAACTGCGAAGGAATGAGAATGAAATTGCTGGATAGACTGGGACGCATTGGGGTCATGCTTGCGCTGTGGATAATCACAGCGTTTTGCCTTGGCGTGATTGCCAGACCGATATTCGAAGCCGCAAAGCTTGGCTTTGCCCTTTGGGGTTAAGGCATGCAGCTTCGCCCTTACCAGGAAGAAAGCGTCAGCCGTCTGCGTGCGTCCTATGGATCAGGCAAGCGGAAGCCGTTGTTCGTGCTTCCCACTGGTGGCGGCAAGACCTTCGTCTTCACGCACGTCGGCAACAAAGCCGTCGAACGTGGCAACCGCGTCTGCATTCTGGTTCACAGGCAAGAACTGCTTCTACAGGCGTCACGATCGCTGACGGCAATGGACGTCAAGCATGGTCTGATTTCGCCCTTGTTCAATATGAACAACGAAGCTGTGCAGGTTGCCAGCGTTCAGACACTTCTTCGCAGATTAAAACGCCACCACTTGCCCTTCGACCTTTTGATCGTGGACGAAGCACACCACGCNACTGCTGGCACCTGGCGCAAGATCATTGACGCCTACCCGAACGCCAAGGTTCTNGGCGTTACNGCAACACCTATCCGCACTGACGGCTGCGGNCTGTCTGAAATCTTCGACGACCTGATTGTTGGCGTATCAATGGCGACCCTTATTGAAATGGGCTACCTGGTTCGCCCGATCGTCTACGCGCCACCGACTGCCGTTGATTTATCCGGCGTCAGGAAGCGTGGTGGTGACTTCGATAGTCGCCAGCTGACCGAACGCATGGACAAGCCAACGATCACAGGATCAGCGGTCGAACACTACAAGCGCCTTTGCCCAGGCAAGCCAGCGATCGCCTTCTGTGCGTCTGTGGCACATGCCCAGCACGTTGCAGACCAGTTCAGGGCTGCAGGGTTCAAGTCCGTATCGCTGGACGGCACAATGCTGGACACCGAACGCAAGGCAGCGATCGACGGGCTGACCAATGGCAGCGTTCACGTACTGACCAGCTGCGACATTGTCAGCGAAGGCACAGACATTCCAGTCGTTGAAGCAGCCATTCTGCTGCGCCCTACCCAGTCGACTGGGCTGTATCTGCAGCAAGTCGGTCGTGCGCTACGATCTGCGCCAGGCAAAACCCNCGCAATCATTCTGGATCACGTCGGCAACGTCATGCGCCACGGCATGCCAGACGAACACCGCGACTGGACACTGGACGGCATAACGAAGCCGAACGCAGCCAACGACAACGAAAAGCCAAATCGGTGCTGAAGCAGTGCGAACGCTGCTACGCCGTATTTAAGCCGTCACCAGTCTGCCCGCAATGTGGGCATGTTCATGCCGCACGAACGCATGAAATCGCGGAAACTGACGGCGAACTAGAACAGGTCGATCCAGCTAAAATTGAAGCCATGCGTCGTGAACAGCGACGAGAAATTGGCAAGGCACGAACACTGGAAGACTTGCAGAAGATCGCAAAAGAACGCGGATACAGCAAAGGCTGGGCGTACCACATACACAAGGCGCGAAGTCAGCGAACTAGGGCTTGAATCAAATTGAGATTGACCTTTACGAACTACCTAGCGACGTCAGAAAGTGGGTTAAATCTGAAATAGCGATCAGCAACGCGAACGACGTTGCTGTCAAATTGCTTCGAAAGCGCCATGTGCTGATTGATAAGGTTCGCTGCGCTGGCTACTTCTGTGACGCCACACCTGAACTGGTGGTGGCATGCTACAAGCGCCTGGACGAATGGCTACCTGTCATGGTTCACGAAACCTGCCACCGTGACCAGGCAATTGCCAACACGCGTATCTGGACGAAGAACGTCGACGGTGGCGACCCGCTATCCTTTTTGCACCAATGGCTAGACGGCACAATCGAACTGGCACCTGATCAGCTGCGCAGGGTTGTCGACGCTGTGCTGAACATTGAACTGGACTGCGAACGACGTGCAGCCAAGAAGATCAAACGCGCCAAATTGCCTGTCGACATTACCGAATACATTCAACGTGCGAACGCATACGTCTACTTCTACCTATCACTAGAAATCACGCGAAAGTGGTATGCAAAGAACCGCGCACCGTTTCACTTAGACAAGGTCTGGCAGCAAATGCCGACGCACTTTGACAACGACTACACTACCATTCCACCAAAACTTAAAAAGCTGATCCTGAATGAGTGCTTCGACTAATCGCGAAAGAATGCCGAACGTCGCGAAAATGGTTGACGAAATCCGCAAACACTTCGGTGAAGACGTGAAAGTTCTATACGCCAAAGAAGGTGGTTATGAACTGGGAACACCGATCGACCGAAGCAAGCTGGCTGTGCCGAACATTTGCGAAGGTGCGCCAAAGAAGAATTCCAAACGGTAGTATCATTCGAACCTACTCATACGCCCAGCTGCAGGTGGCGGGTAACAGCAGCAGTCACTGAAGCTGGTTTCCTTCCTTGTAGCTGGCGGTGACGGACAGACCGGAAAGACGGTCACTTTTTAACTCTACTAGGAACTATTATGGCAATGCAAAAAATCAAAGAACTAAAAGTCAAGACAGGGGAATACACAGTCAACGGCGAAACCAAAGGACGCTGGGAAGACGTTGGCGCCATTATGCAGGGCGACAAGGGCAAATTCATAATGCTGAAGCGCACGTTTAACCCAGCAGGTGTGCCAAACCCAGACGGTCGCGACAGTGTGCTGATTTCAATGTTTGACCCAAAAGAACAGCAAGGGACTGCACCAGCTGCAGCACCTGCACCACGCGCACCAGCGCCAAGTTCGGACGACGACATTCCGTTCTGATCTATGGTCGAAGATACTTTCCACGAAATCAAAGTGCCACGGTTGTTGGCACTATGTGGCAAGGCTGGCAGTGGCAAGTCCACTGCCGCTTCTATTCTGGTGGAAGAATACGGCTACACATTGGTTAAGTTCGCCGCGCCACTGAAGGACATGCTTCGCGCAATTGGCATGACTGAAGAACAGATCGAAGGCGGATTGAAAGAAATCCCTTCGCCATTGCTTCTAGGTCACACGCCCAGACACGCTATGCAGACACTTGGCACAGAATGGGGTCGCAACATCATTGGCGAAGACTTCTGGTGCAGCGTATGGCGCAACCGTGCCAGGCGAGTTCTTGACGCAGGTGGCAAAGTCCTGGTGGACGACTGCAGGTTTAACAACGAACTGAATTCCGTTCGCCAGCTGTCTGGAACCGCGATCGTCATTGAACGACCTGGCTTGGCTTCGATTGGCAATCATTCGTCAGAAACCAGCCTAGACACCGCAGCACTGTCTAAGGTGGCAAACGACGGCACGCCAATGGCACTGGTCGCCAAGATACTGGGAAAGGTCGACGCGTAATGGATAACACCAACGACATTGGCGGATTGATCGTGCGACTAAAGCATGAGGTCAAGGCTATCGAACAGGCAACGCAACATTCGCCAGCACGCGAAGACGTGGAAGCGCTTCTGCACGACCTGATCCACACGGCTGCACAGGCGGTCTACGTTTACAATCGCGACAAGAAATGAAGGAAACGGCAATCCAGCAGGCGGTCAGACTAGCGCTGTCGCAAGCTGGTGCTGTCGTCTTCCGTAACAACCAGGGCGCCTATCAAGACGACCAAGGGCGCTGGATCAAGTACGGCGTCTGCAATCCTGGTGGCAGTGATCTAATCGGCTGGACGTCTGTCACAGTCACACCTGACATGGTTGGCACGACCGTGGCACTGTTCACAGCTGTCGAAGTCAAGACGCCAACTGGACGCGTCACACCTGCCCAGCAGAACTTCATTGACCAGGTCAATAAGGCTGGCGGTCGCGCTGGCGTCGCTCGATCGTCAGAAGACGCACAACTTCTTTTGAAAATATAGGCAGCAGCAGCTGCGAAAGTGTTGTTTTCAAGCAACTAAGGGTTTGTCCCTATACAAATAAGCATATTCTAGGACGATACTTCTTCCATACCGCAACGAAACGCGGGTTTAAATGGAAGGAAGCAAAATGAACACAGCACAACAAATCAATTTGGTTCAAGCATGGGGATTCCAAGCATTAACTGCCGACACATTCACAAGACAAGCACCAAAAGGTTTTACAGAATACTGGTCAACACGTCGCCCTGACTACATTGAATTTGCAGATGACGAAGACAACTTCAGCCACGACTACAAAATCGACTGGTCACTATTCATTTAATCAATGCGCCTTCGGGCGCTTTTCCAGGGGGAACTATGAAACAAAACGACACTACCATTGGCGAAATCATTATGGCTTGCGTATTCGGCGCAGCGATCGGCGGCATTCTTGCGCTGACTTACGTCTACCGTACTGGCGGGTTCTAATGCGCTTCTGGGTTCACGACGACATTGGCGCCCTGCGTGGTTTCTATACACGCGCAGAAGCGCTGCAGTTTTTGGCTGACGGTATGTTCTTGGTCACTAGACCAAAGCCACCAAAGCCAATTTTTGAAGAAGCACCATTTTAAACAAGGGGAATTTTATGGAACGAGTATTTGAAACTGTTGGGTCAGGTCTACTGATTGGCATTTGGATATTGGCAATCATTGGCTGGTTCTTAAACATTTTTGCGGTCGCAGACGCCCACACTGTCAACGGCATGGTGATCATTCGCGCTGTCGGCATTTTCGTTGCACCGCTTGGCGCAATTCTTGGCTGGTTTTAATAGGGGAAGATCATGGGAATTTTAGACGACGATTTCAAATACACACCTGCAGCGAAGACAGACATTAAGCTGACACTTCTGAAGCACGGACACCAGCAACGCGAACACCACTACGACGAACTGGCACGCCTTCGCACCTTGCGCACCCAGCTGGACGCGTTCGCACGGTTCCAAGACGGCAAGGCAATCTTTGACGAAGTGGTCTTCGAAGAAATGCTGGCAGAAGCAGACGGGTGCGCAAATGACAAGTGATCAGGTCGCTGTCGAACTGTTCAAGCTGTGGTGGAACGCAAAACCGTCAGCCAATGTCTGTTCGCCAAAGCTGTCTGGTCACGTGCCGGAAGAAGTCGCAATCGCAATCTGGCTATCTGCCTGGCGCTGCAATCCAGAACAATTTTTCGAAAGGGGGTCAAATGGCTAACATGTCATTCACTACTGAAACAGCTGCGCTTCGCATTGGTCGCATTCTCGAAATGCTGAAGCGTGAACCTATGAACGTCCACGAAATCGCGCACGAACTGTGCATATCGAAACGCTGGGCTGGCGCATACCTGACGCACATTAAGGCGAAGGGTCTGATCCGTGTCTGTGGCTGGACGCGGCAAATTGGCGAACCGACACCGCGCTATGAACTGGGAAGTTCACCAGACGTCGCAAGACCCAAGCCAATGACGCCAGCACAAATCGCCAAGCGCTATCGCAAGAAGGTCAAGGCTGACCCAGAACTGGCGATCAAGTACCTGTCGAAGAAGAAGGCATACAATACAAAGCCACGCAAAATGGACATTGCAGCAGCGTGGTTGTTCAACCCATTACCAAAGGCGGAAGAATGAAACTACCTACTATTCTGAAATCTCGAAAGCGCTTGATCGCTGAAAACATAATCCTTCGCGAACGCTGCAAACGTCAGCAGCAAATACTCGAAAGCAAAGCCATTTCGTTCCAAGCTGGCTTCGACGCAGCCAACCAGGTTGCCAATAGCGAAATGCAGCTACTGCACCGCGAAATCCAAGAATTAAATGATTTGTTGAGGTCAAAATGAGCGCAACCCTAATCGGCATTACCACAGTCATTTATCTGGGCGTCGCAATCTCATTCTTCGCTGACGGGCGCCTAGGCATGGGTGGCACATTCGTTGGCTACGCGATCGCCAACGTCGGCTTGATCTACGACGCACTAACGAAAGGCGCATGATGAACCAAAAACCCGTACGCGAGTTAAGTGATGATGAGATATTAGACTTGTGGGTGAAAAATAATAACTTAAATGGCGCACAAGATATTTTAGATTTTGCTAAAGCAATACTAAAGAAAGCGAGTGAGAAATGAACGCAAAGGAATTAGCTGGGTCAATTAGTCGTTTTGTTGGGCAAATAAAGCCCACAAATAATCCAAGTGATGATGCTGTTATAAAAGGGTTTCCTGAGTGGTTTATTGAAGATTTAGAAAACTCAGCCACTATGCTTCGCCAACAAGCAGACCGCATAGTGGAGTTGGAGAAAGGTGAAGAAGTTGCTGGTAGGTTCTACTGGGAAAGTGTTGTAGATGGTCATGTA